GTCGTTTAGCCGCGACACCCGGCAATCATACATATTCATTGCAGTTCTTGTTCTGCTCTTATTTATGTCTTTGCAGACGTGTTGAATAGGGGTAGAACCCTAATCACACTTTCTGTATTGATTTAAGAGACCTATAGAATAGGCGAAAGCTTAATCTGTAGATTATGAGAATGTATATTAATATGATATTTAGTCACCACCCCGGAAAATAACCAATTCCAAAGTGATGACCGTATGAATGACGTAGTTGTGGCTACTATGTCGTACGTTTATGCCGTCACCCCAGAGAGTCAACTCTGTTGTAAATCAACCCCCTTTTCTGTAGGAGGTATTAGCAGCCTGTAAGGACGAGCTGTTTTTGTACCTGCCTGCATAGACCATTGAATTTTATGATGAGAAATTCAGCAACTGGTAATTAACATTCGTAAGGTTTTGTTGTCAGTGGAATCCCACTCGCATTTATTCATTTCGTTGATCAATCTCCACCCGCAGTAGGGTAGAAGAGAGATTGTAGATCTAAGAAATTTGCGAGAAGAATTGGTCCATTGGTTTCAATTTGACAAACGTAACTGTACTTACTATGAATGAACAATATAGATTTGCTTATGCACGTTTACCTCATGACAACCTGAGTGAGGAGGTTTGGTCACCTAAATTTTCCGTGCCCCTGAGTATTTTCTTGAGGTTATCAATAGTTGCTTTATCGATCGGATTGAGATGATTTAGTCTTGGTTTGTTTAGCCCTTTGAGGTTAGTCCCTATTCCCACTAAAATTATGAATTCTATTTATTTCGAGGAATCAAATTTGAACGACCCGGGAATCTCCACCCTTCGGGGTGTTGAGTTTGACTACAATTATGTTTTGGAGGAAGCCGGTTGTGATGAACAACCTGCCTACGTGAAGCATGATTATGAGTTACCTTTAGTGTTTACTGCTCTTTTTGGCTTTATCGCTTTGATTTTCTACTTGGCCTACACGAAGCGCTTTTTGTTGTTTAATTTCAACAGAAGCAGCATTGTGTTTTTGCTTTTCATGACTTGTGGACAATGGCAACATGTGTGGGGATCTTTTCCGAAAGCTCTCCTAGCCATTAATAGTCTTGTGATTTGGAGGTGCCTGCTTGAGTACGCGCTTTTACCAAGCCAGAATGGCTATGGGAGAAGCAAGTATGATGCTCGCATCAAAAATGAAAAGAAAGCCCGTGACAAGAAGAATCGCGCGTTGCGAGAGAAAGAAGCCCGTGCCCAAGAGACAAAAGAGAAGAGGCGCATTCGTAATGCGAATCAACCTTTGGAGTCTCAATTTGGAGTTCGAGAAGTTCTCAACTTCACGCTTGATGCACCTGATTGGATATTGAACAATGTTAGTACCCATTGGTTTGCGTTGCGCAAGATTGCTTCCGATTTCAACGTTTCCTTGCCAGAAATTCCCATTCCAGATTTTGGAAAGTATTGGACTTTGTTCAAGGAAAGTGAAGTGTTTGAAGAGTTGTATGGCATTCTCCGCATGATGATTACATTGGGATTTTTGAAGAAAATTGATATTTCTTTTCAAGGAATGTCTTTGTTCGTTTCTGAACCTTTGAGGCAACAGGTTACTGTTGTTCAATTGGTTGAGAAAATTGTGCTCTTTGGTAAGTTGCTCATTTCTAAAGCTCGTCTTGTTTTCGAGTCTGGGAACATTGATTTGTTTTTTCAGTCTGAAGCAAGGAATGCTTATGATGATGAGTATACTTTTATCAAATCCCAGAAGGCTTGCATTGATATAGGACGTGGTGCCGACATTGATGATGAGACTTTTGATCGTCGTGTTCATGAGTGCATCGGAGACACTCTGACGCTGTTGGACACATGCAGGACCGGTGAGAGAGCGTATTATTCAAGCCGACTTGCAGTTTTGCGAGACATTCAGACGTCCCGTACCCTTTCCAAGAAGGAAGGTATTCGCATCAAACCTTATGGTGCTTTGCTTTTCGGAAGTTCTGGTGTGGGAAAATCTGCGATTGCGAATGCTTTGACTCGGTACATTCTTCAAGTCAACGGTTATGATTACAACCCGCGTGCTGTGATTTCGTTGAATATGGAAGACAAGTATCAATCCGAGTTTGGAACGCACCATCAAGGAGTCATTTTTGATGACATTTGCAATACGTCGCTAGATCGCGCGGATGGATCGCCCTGTTTGCCCGTTATTATGTTTTTGAACAACAATACAATGGCCGCTTTGAACGCCAACGCCGAAATGAAAGGAAAAGTGATGATTGAACCTGCAGTAGTTGTTGCCACGACAAATGTCAAGGATTTGCTGTCTAATCAATTATCTAACGAACCTTTGTCGATCAACCGTCGTTTCGAGTCTACAATTACTCAAACTGTGAAACCTGAGTATTGCAAGCCTGGGACTACAATGTTGGATAGTTCGAAGATCGCTCACATGTCCAATGATCAGTTTCCTGATTATGCCACTTTCACTGTCGAAGAACCCCGTTACAGGGAGAACACGACTGGTGATAAGTTTAAGTCGGGAAAGACACAGCATGTGGTTTATGTGCCTCGTGAATTCGAGGGAAAGCCACTTGTTGATGTTGACATAAGGACATTGTTGCGCTTTTTGAAGAAAGATTCTGAAGAACATTTTGAACGTCAGAAAGCCTTTGTTCAGGCGCAACGCGATTTAGCCGATATGCCGTTGTGCGAATGCGGATTGCCGAAAGGCATGTGTGAATCCTGTCCGTTGGATTCCCAAGCTGGCATTCCCAATGTTAATGAGGTTGTTGAATACCTTGTCGCATTGGAAGTTCGTGTTATTGCGTGGTTGAATGCTTTCATGCAGTCACTCATTGTTTCGCGTTTTGGTTCTGCTATTGTAGCTTACCTTATGCGGGATAAGTTGAAAGAGATTGTTTTGAACAGCATTGGTTATTACCTGATTTGTGTGATTATCACATTGGGTTATGACGCTTTCACGCACGTGCGAGGATCTTGGATGATTCTCGCATTCACGATGTTGTATTCGCTTTATGTTGCTGCCCGTTTTTACATGGTCCGCCGTTCTGTCATTAAGAAGTTTGCTAATATTCCTTTGCCATCCAAGTTCATTCGTGAAATGAGCTGGAGTGCGAAGTTGAGAATTATGTACTTCTTGATGTCGCTTGGAATTTGGAAGATTTTGGTTGAGCTGGCTAGGAAGTGGAAGACATTACCCACTCCTCAAGCTTCAGCTCCCATCACTTTGAAACCAGATGCTAAGCCATGGCAGAACGAAACTGAGTTTTGGGACTCTCATGCTCGGGAACGCCAGTACCTGATTGGAGATGCTGGTGTGAGTGAAAAGTCTCGCACTATTTCGTGCGAAAATTTCACCACGTTGATTGGAAACAGATTGATGACTGTGCAAAAACCAACTGGTGAATTTTGCAACGTTGTGCCATTGAAGAGCAACGTTTTGCTGTTGCCCAACCACATGGTTACGTTTCGTACTGAGTATGTTACTCTGAAGAAAGTCGGAGGACACACTTTTGAGAAAATGCCATTGGATAACAAAGTTGCGATTAGGATTCCTGGAACCGATTTTGCAGTCTGGTACTGCCCTGGTGCAGGTTTGCATCGAGACATTGTTGAGTATTACCCTAAAGATATTGATGAGGGGAAGAAGGTAACAGCCTTCACCATATACAACAATGATGGTCAATTGGTTCGGTATCCGAATATGACTGCTATCAGGTCACTGGTAACCACAACCGCTGGAGGTTTGTTTCAGGGATACAAATACAGCTTCCCTGAGGAAACCTTTGGTGGTTTGTGCATGGCAACTTTGGTTGGACAGGTTGATGGCATGCCATTTATTGCTGGGCATCATTTGGGAGGAAGAGGATTGCATGGCGCAGCTGGAGTATTGACTCGCAAGCAGCTGTACCAAGCTATTGATTCTCTTTCGAAGAGACCAGGTATTTTGGTTTCTCATTCTGCCACTCCTTTGCAGACCAATTGTATGGGGATAGAGTTTGGACCTTTAACTAGTCCTCATGACAAATGCCCAACAAGGGACTTGGAAAACAATGCCAAGATCCGTATTCATGGCGGTCACAATATGTCCAGTGGCGTTGCACGCAAGAGCGCAGTTGTCACTTCTGTGATTTCGTCAGCTGTTTCGGAAATTATGAATATTGAAAAGATTCATGATAAGCCCAAGCAGATGGATGCTCGAAGGCACAAGGTTGTCGATATGGAAGGCAAAGTTGACACTGCCACCGAATTCGAATCTGCCTTGTTGCAAAAGGCTGTGATTGACTATGAAACGCGTTTGGCCACAATTCCTGAGGAGGAGTTGGCCAAGATTGGAAAGATTAGTGATGATGCTAACCTTGCGGGCATGGATGGAGTTGTCGGTGTGAATGCGATGAACTTTTCTACTTCAGTTGGTTTTCCCGGCAAGGGACCCAAAACACAGTATGTGGACAAGTCTGATCGCAAGGTTGAGGGTATATCATGCCCTCGTGATGTGGACCCAATGATTCTAGATGAAGTTCGGAAGATGGAAGAAAGATTGTTGACGGGAGAGTCAATAAACACCATCTTTAAAGCTTCATTGAAGGATGAGCCTACCAAAATGACTAAGGACAAGGTGCGAGTATTTGCTGCTGCAAATTTTGCCTTTGTTTTCTTGGTGCGCAGGTATTTCCTAACTCTTGCTGCTTTGGTGCAGAGGAACAAGGTTGTCACTGAGTGTGCTGTTGGCACTGTCGTCCAATCACCTGAATGGACAGAGTTGTTTGAGCACATTGGAAAGCACGGTTGGGACCGTGCTATTGCTGGTGATTATGCCAAGTTTGATGGGCGGATGAGCCCTCAATTCATGTCAGCTGCTTTCAAGATTTTGATTAATCTAGCAGAAAAGAGTGGAAATTACGATGAGGACGATCTCACTGTTATGCGTGGTATTGCCACTGAGATCACTTATCCGACCTATGATTATTTTGGAACTTTGGTTCAGTTCATGGGATCAAATCCTTCTGGTCACCCATTGACTGTCATAATCAACAGTGTCGTGAATTCTTTGTATTTGCGATACTGCTGGTATGCTATTGCTCAGGAGAAGAAGTGGTGGAGGACACCTTTGTTTGGCGACAAGGTTTCCGCCATGACTTATGGGGATGACAACATTATGACTGTTGCGGAAGGGTATGATGATTTCAATCACACTGCTATTGCTGAGCAGTTGGCCAAAGTGAGTATCAAGTACACTATGGCCGACAAGGATGCTAAGTCCATTCCTTTCATTCCACTTAGTGAGGCTTCATTTTTGAAGCATTATGCTGTGTGGGATGAGGAATTGAACTTGTACCGTTCGCCTGTCGAGGATGATTCAATTGCTAAGATGTTGCATACGCACTTGAAGTCCAAGATTTTGTCTATGGAACAGTCGAGTGCGGAAGCTATTCAGAATGTGGCATTGAAGTATTTTGAGTGTGGTCGAGAGGTCTACACGTCGCGTAAGTTGCAGCTCGAAGAGGTTGCACGTGCCGCTGGAATTCAGGGGTACGTAGGACCAATTATGAGCTATGACGAACGTTTGGCGTGGTACCGTGAGAAGTTTGACCTTTAGGTCAACTTCTCGAAAGCCCGCCCTGGGGGCTTCTAATACCGGGGGCCACCGCAACTATGCGTTGGATAAGCTAAAAATAGTTGCTTGTGTTTGATTAACGCACAGGTTGTAGGTTCTGCATTACCTGCAATTTGTGGACAGCTACACAAGTAGTCATTGTATATTGTCGTTATTTAGCGACGGGGTGACGCCCACAAAAATAGCACTGTCATGTTGTCGATTGATGCGCCGCACATGATATTTGTACAAATTGCATTACTTATCTACATAGAATTTTGGAGGACGGTACCCTCAATAAAAATACCGAATTGAACACTACTATGCAAGCCATTCATCGTGTTGAATCGTTTGATGAACTGAATGAGATTGAAATCCTTAGGTTCCGTAACAAAGAACTGAAGGACAAACTTGCAAAGAAATACAGACATGTTTCCCAGCTTGAGAAACGGATTCGCCAATTGGAAAGTACGTTTTTGGTCTCGCAGTCAGGAGTTGTTTCAGATTCTCAACCTCCACCAGGAACAGAGGAGAAGGAGCTGGCTCCTATGACTACAGAACAAATTACTGCTTTTGCTGACCAGGATGCTGGTTGGGTTACAGAGAAAGTAGGTTATTATGAGCCGACAATGGATCTAGCGAAAAATACTGATAGTGAATTGGGCAACTTTCTTGGACGCCCTATTCGCCAATCAGCGCAGACCTGGCTTATTGGCCAACCTTTCTTCTATAAGTTCAATCCTTGGAAAGCATTTTGTGAGAATTCGTTTGTGCGAGATAAGATTAAGAACTATGAACTGTTGCGCATGAAATTGCATGTGAAAATGGTAATTTCAGGGACCAAGTTTCATTATGGTCGCGCCTTAGTTTCTTACAATCCGTACACTGCAAATGATCAGGTAACTGTGAGCAGGAGTTTCATCAATCAGGATTTGATTCAAGCTTCACAGAAACCTCATTTCTTTCTCAATCCAACGAAGAATACTGGAGGCGATTTGTGTCTTCCTTTCTTTTGGCCCAAGAATTATCTCAGCATTCCTGATGCCGATTGGGATGACATGGGTGAGATTGTCATTTCATCGTTTGGAAACCTTTTGCATGCTAATGGTGGCGATGATCCTGTTACCATCACAACATACATTTGGGCCGAAGATGTGGTACTCACAATTCCTACATCGTCTGTTCCACCTCTTGTCTCACAGAGTGGTAGGCGTGGGAAGCGTGTCAATGCCAAAGATCAAGGAAACGCCATCAATTCGAATGATGAGTATGGTCAGGGTATTATTTCGAAGCCTGCGGCAGCAGTTGCGAAAGCAGCTGGCGCACTGTCGAATTTGCCTGTTATTGGTCCTTACATGACCGCAACTCAAATTGGAGCAAATGCTACCAGTCGTATTGCGCAAATGTTTGGATATTCAAGGCCAAATGTTATCACTGACATTCAACAGTTCAAACCAATGCCTGCTGGAAATCTTGCAAACACTGATGCTGCTGATGCTGCTCTGAAGCTTACTTTGGATAGCAAGGCAGAATTATCAGTGGATTCACGTACAGTGGGTTTGGATGGAGCTGATGAAATGGGTATTCTCGATTATGTGAAGCGAGAATCTTATTTGACTCAGTTTTCTTGGGCTCCAGATGCTGGTCCGGACACTCTGTTGTGGAACACTCGAGTGTTGCCGATGCAGCTCGATAACATTAGTGGAGAAATTCATATGACTCCATTGGCTCACATGGCCAGTGTTTTCGAGCAGTGGCAAGGTTCGCTCAAGTTCCGATTCCAGATTGTCAAAAGCGATTTTCACAAAGGTCGCATTCTGGCAAGGTGGGATCCGAACCAGTTCACATCAAGCATTGATTACAATACCAACTATTCCAGAGTGATTGATATCGCCGAAACGGACGATTTCGAAATTGTAGTTGGTTGGGGCCAATCTGTTCCATGGTTGAATTGTGGGCAGCCTTATAGCACTGGTTCAAATTTTTCCAGTGTTGCAAGGTTACTCAACAATCAAGGCCAAGAAAATGGAATTTTGGAGTTGGTCGTTCTCAATGATCTTGTGTGTCCTAGTATTGACGCACCTATCAGTATCAATGTTTTTGTTTCTGCTTGTGACGATTTCAAGTTGGCAGCGCCCACCAACGATAGCCTTAGTGGTTTTCATTTGTGGCCTGAGCCTTTGCCTTCGCAGAGTGGAAGCCCCAATGTTGAGACTGGGGACACTACTATGTCTGACAAACCAACTTCTCCGTCTGAAATGGTGACGATTGCCAGTAAATCAGATCAAGAAGATGCCACTTACCTAGTGTATTACGGTGATCCTCCGTGTTCCATCAGAGAATTA